TAGAAAAGTAATTGCTGTTACTGATTTTGAAGAAGGTTCAAGTACAGGTATCAATACATTATTTACAATTGAACAGACGTTAGCTCAACAAACATATTTTAGTTATGCAATGGGTAATTATGGGTTTGATTTAGTAAGTTGGTATACTTTAAAAAATTGGCTTGAAACTAGAGAAAAATTATTAGCTACAAAACGTTCATATACGTTTGATGAAAGAACGCAAATTCTAAGAATGTTCCCCCAACCTAACGCAAGTAGTAGTAACGTTAGATTTTATGGAGTTGTTTCTTGTTACGTCGAAAGACCTATTAGAGATATATTAAAAGAGTTATGGGTATATCAATATGCCTTAGCGTTGACTAAAATGTCAGTTGCTAATATTAGAGGTAAGTATGGTAATGTTACTCTCTTTGGAGGTGGTAGCTTAAATGCATCTGAATTTATGACGCAAGGTTTATCGGAAAAAGAAAAACTAGAAGAGCAGTTAATGACCGGATCTGCTCCAGGTCAAGGAGATGCAGATCCTTCTTTATTCTTCGTTGGTTAATTATTTAGCGTTAAAAACTTCTATAAGCTTTTGAATAACTATACTGGCATCTTCGACATCTATTGCTTGGGTGGTGGATGAAGAGTTTTTAATAGTAACCTCTTCTTCGGTTTCATAATCACCGTAAACATCTTCGTCATCACTAAAAGATAAATCCAATTCTTCAGATTTATTATCATCTACGATTTGAGTTATAGGTTGAGTACAACCAATATCAGTTAAAATTACACTTAATAATTGATTAGTATAACTTTCTTCTTTTGCTCTACCCACGAAATCAATAATTTCTGATTGAGTAAATTTACCTTTTAAATCTATAATGGGATTCTTAAAACTACCATACGATAATAATGGTAAATATTTCACAGTTATATCAGCAGAGTCTTTAATTAAAAAATATGCACCCTTTTTATTAATAGTCACACCAGTATCTGGTTTTTCAAATGCAATTTTAGCTGGTCGCATTAAATTTTTTTGTCTTATTTCACTATTCTTAATGATTTTCTCTTCAAATGTCATAACTATATTTATTAAAAAGAATAAAAAATTTCGTCAAGGCATTTTTAAACCTATTAATTCACAAAAATATATAGGTAAAGGTAACCCTACATATCGTTCTGGCTGGGAGTTAAAATTTTTTAGATGGGCAGATTTAAATGAAAATATATTAGCTTGGGGTAGTGAAAATATTATAATACCTTATTTAAATCCTTTAGATGGTAAAGTTCATAGATATTTTGTTGATAATTATATCGTCTTTAAAGATAAGAATGGTAATAAAAATAAGTTTCTAATAGAGATTAAACCAAGTAAACAGACTTTAAGACCAGTTAAAACTAAATTTAAAAAACAAAAGACTATCATATACGAGCAAAAGATGTATGTCCAAAATACAGCTAAATGGAAAGCTGCAAATGAATGGTCAAAGAAAAAAGGTTGTAAGTTTTTAATCTTAACAGAAAAAGAATTGAACATATAATTGAATAATACGTATTTTGACCTAAATATCCTATATGCCTGCAGTATGTCAAGTCAACAATATTGATATAGATTTAATTTATTCAGATACTATAGAAGAAAATATTATTTCTATCGATACAAAAAAGGAATTATTCTTCGATGTATACGAGTGTACAATAAACGACGAAAAATTAGTTTTAGAAAAGGTAGGAGATTCAGAATTAGGGCCAAAAGTTTTACTTGAAATTAATATTGAAGGTAAAAAGTATTCTGCAGAAGCTATTTTAGTGGATAACGGTTCAACATATGTTGAATTGAATAAAGAAAATATATATTTTATTAGAACCATACCTAATGAAAATTTAACCGTAGAAGAGAGTGAAGTTGAAGAGAGTGAAGTTGAAGATGAAACTTCAGATAATGTAGAGGTTAATTATGAAAATATTATTGAACACCATGTTAATAACAAATTAGTTTTTCTTCATGAATTAGAGGAACAATTTGAAGAAAAAATTGTATCTTTAAAAGATGATATATCTAATAAGTTAGATTTATTTTTCGAAAAGTTAGAAGATAAAAAAAAAGTAATAGTTGAAGAAAAGTTAGAAAAGATAACTGCTGATTTAAACGAAAAGTTTACAGTGCTTCAATCAGAACTTCAAGGTGTAGAAGATTTCAGTAAACAAAATATCGATAATATTTTAGAAACGAAAATAAATGAGATTGATAGTAGTGTAAATTTATTTTTAGAGGGTATAACTAAAGAATATAAAAATAAAATTATATCTAGTGATAAAAAAATTACTCATAATTTTTTAGAACTAAATTCTATAAAAGAAAAATTAAAAGAGAATAATAGCACAACAAATAAAAAATTTGAAGAATTAAATTCTTTAAAAGAAAAACTATTAGAACAGGATGAATTGGTTTTAAAAAATGAAGAACTTAAAAAATTTATTAATGAAGAATTTAAGGATATCGATAGTAAGTTTAAAAATTTATCTGAAGAAGAAAATAAAAAATATGATGAATTATTAGCTGCTTTTAATAATAAAGATGTTGTAGAGTATAAAACAATTTTAAAAGAAAAGATACAAGATGTTGAACTTACCCAAATAAAAGAGTCTTTACAGGAAGAAATCAGCAGTGCATTAAAAGGTGATATAGTTTCTTTAAAAAGATATGTAGAAATGTCTTCTGGTGGTGGTAGTGTGGCAAAACAATTCGCTGCTGGTGGTACAATGGACGGTACTCTAAACGTTAATGGTAATATATTATCTGGGGGAACTAACTTAATTGATATTTTTAATTCAGATACTTCAATTAATTTACAAGATGTAACTAATAATGGTAATACCACTACAAATTTAATTAGTAGTAACAATACGATTATTGCTGATACTATACTTGCTACAAATATTTTATCTGCTACTAATTTAGATATAGGATTTGAATTATCAGGTTTTAACGTTACAGGTAATTTATCAGCTAGTGGTAATATATCTAGTGGTAGTTTAACTACACCTGCTTTATCTACAGATGGTATAGATGCAAAATTTACCGATAATGTAATTATTGCTGGTGATTTAGATGTAGGTTTTCCTAATGAAAATGAAAATCAGTGTATCACAATACATGGTAGTAATAGTTCAGGAAAAAGAACACAACTAATACAAACAGGTGGTGCTTTTTGTATTCACCCAATAATAGGTAACCAATGTTTAATTTTAGGTAGTCTTTCAAATCATATAACAATGTTATGTGGTAATGCTTCACATGAACTTAGAATACCTACAGGTAAGGTTAATATAGGTACGACAGGTGGTACTGAAAAATTAACTGTTGCAGGTAACATATCAGCTAGTGGTAATTTATCTGCAGCAGATATAAAAGGTACTAAAATAATCTCAACCGGTAATTTAGAACTTGGTGGTAATATTGTAGATACAGATGCTAATGAAATAATAACTATAGATAGTAATGATGTTTGTTTTAACGGTAAATCAGTTCGAGCTGGTCAAAGTTTAGGTTTAAGAGGTGTACGAGGAAATAGTAAAGGTATGGATCAAAGTGGTGGAAGCGACCATACAAAATTAGGAATTTTTAACTGTAGTATAGAAGCTATGACTGTAGATACTGCTGGTAAAGTCGGTATAAATACTACATCACCTACTGAAGTATTAACGGTTTCAGGTAACATATCAGCAACTAATACAATTGCTTCTTCAGCAGGTCATTTTGCGGATGCAGTTGGTATAGGTACTACATCGCCAGAAGCTAAGTTAGATATTAGTTATTCTGGCTTTTCCGGAAAGTACGCACGAATTAGTAGAGGAACGTCAAATATAGATTTTGATTTAGATGCTGGTGGCGTTTGTATGAAATCTACTGTAAAGACATTCCATATAGGTACATGCGACTCGCAACCCTTAAGACTTTTAACTAATAACTCAACTAGAGTTTGTATAACTGAAACAGGTAATGTCGGTATAGGAGCTACATCACCAACTGAACTATTAACTGTTTCAGGTAATATATCAGCAAGTGGAGATTTATCCGCTAATAATGTATTTTCAGGAGGCTTAGCAGTATGTACATCGGTACCTACCCCTTCAACGCCTACATTACAACAAGTTACAACTCAAGGTAATACAACTAGTAATAGTTTATTTGTAGATGGATTATCAGCAACAAAGATTACAAGTGGTATCAATAGTATAAACACTGGAGCAGCATCGTTTATCGGCGGCGGTATAAATAATAAAGTCACCGGTGTATGTGCGTCTGTTATAACTGGCAATGGCCTTTCAGCTACTGGTTTTGGTTCTGTAGCAGGTGGAGGTTATAGAAATTGTGCCGGCGGTGGTGGTACGTTTGTTGGAAGCGGTCGTTATAACTGCGCTATTGGTAGTTATAGTAATATAGGTAGCGGCTACCGAAATCAAACTCTTGGTACTTATTCTGTTGTTGTTGGTGGCTTCCGTAATATAGCGCATTGTGCCGCAGCATTTACCGGTGGTGGTAAATGCAATCAAGCTCTTTCTGCTTGTTCAACTATGGTTGGAGGCGGTTATAATAAATCGTGCGGTATATATACATCTATTGTTGGTGGTAAGAAGAACTGCGCTACTGGTGCTTGTTCATTTGTAGGTGGTGGGTATTATAATAGATCATGTGGAACACATTCATTTGTAGGTGGCGGATATACTAACAGAGCTATAGGTTCTCGTTCTTTTATAGGTAGCGGTCAAAATAATCAAGCTTGCGGAGTTAAATCATTTGTAGGTGGTGGTTCTTCTTCTTTAGCTAAGTGTGTACATAGTAGTGTAGTTGGTGGGTATTATAATTATGCATGTGGTGACTACTCATTTGTAGGTGGCGGTGTCGGTAATCATGCAAGGGGTCACATTTCTTTTATAGGTAATGGAAATGCAAATAGAACTGAAGCAAATAACGCTATTGTAGTCGGAGGTCAAAGTAATTACGCATGTGGAGCATGTTCAGTTATCGTTGGTGGTGGTGGTCAATATAAAGGTAATAGAACTATAGGTACAGCTTCAGTTATCGTTGGTGGTGTTAAAAATTTAGCATTAAGTTCAGAAGATTTTATCGGGGGTGGATTTAGTAATACAGCGGCCGGCTCTGCAGCAGTTATCGTTGGTGGTTGTTTTAATCGCACATTCGGTACAACATCATCAGTAGTTGGTGGTTGTTATAATAATAATTACAGTTCATTTGGTTCTATTTTAGGAGGGGCTAGTAATCGTATAAATTCAGACCATAATAGTTCCTTTATTATAGGTACCAGTTTATCATCTAATGCCGCTTGTACAACGTTTGTTAATAATTTAAGCACTCCAGGTGTAATTAATAGTTGTTCAATAACTTCTTTAGATGGGGTTAGAGTCGGTGGTGGTTCAATTATAACTTGTGCTGCATCATTTACACCGTCGTTATCAGATAATGGTAGAACATTATTATTAGATACTACTAGTGGTACTATTAACGTAACGTTTACCCCTCAGATATCTGGATATTCTGCAAGATATATCAAGGAAGCAGGAGCGTCTCCGGTTGTATTCAGCACAGGTACAGGTTTAAGCGGGTTATATAGTTATCAAGATAGAAATCAAATGAGCATTATATATGCACAAGCAGATATTTTTTATAAAAATGAAACTATTGCATTTTTAGGAGGTAATTTACAATGATAGGAAGAACATTAGGACCAGCACCGTTATCAACATCCAACCTTGCTAATTTTTATTATACGAGGCCTACTGAGTTTTTAGATTTAGCAGTTATTCCTGAACCAGGGGTAACAGAAATGTTTACATTCTTAGTTGCAGTTTTACCAAATCCAGGTAATCAAACATATTTAGCAAATCAAATAACAGGTGCACCGTCCATATCTGCTATTAATAATGTTGCTATACATTGTGATGTCACTAATAGCGGTACATTTACAGTTGATTGGGGTGATGGTACTATTGAAAACTTAGCTCAAAATACTGACCACTTTCACGTTTATAATTATGATAACTTACCTGCATCAAGTGAGTTTAGAGGTTACAGACAAGTAGTTCTATCAGGTTACCCTACAGATAGTAATAATAAATTTTCAGCGGTTGTAACAGATATCGACGGCCCGTTTTCTGGTGGTATAATAAGTGAATCTGCTAGAAATAATTCTAATATTCTAGATATGGAAATAAGTAGCGGTAACGCTACAAATTATGATATCGGTGGTAATTCTAGACCACATAAGATGTGCGAAAGAGTTGCCTTATATAATACAACAAGTAATAGATTAACTACCCCGCAGAACGGAATATGGAGCGGTATGCAGTCATTACAAGAAATTGTACATGTACCTTATATGCATGTAGATACCACTGAATCTCACTCTGAAGCATTTAGATATTGTAGTGAACTAAGATTTTTACCAGATGATTTTGCTGATCCGGATAGGTATTGGTTTTGGAATTCTAATAGCATGTATTATTGTTTTGATAGCTGCCATAAATTAGAGTATTTACCCGAAGGTATATTTACTAAACAAGGTACGCAGGCAGAATTAGCCAATGTGACAGATTATAGGTTTATGTTTAGGTATAATTACAAATTATGTTATATACCAGAATTACCTTGCAGGACATCCGGTAGTCATATACATGTTAGGTCAATGTTTCAAGATTGCCAGTATTTAAAACGACTTCCTAAAAATTTTAGAGCTAATAATATAACTACTTCTTCTTCAGAGCAATTATATTTGATGCTTTATAATGCTGTACGTTTAGAAAGTTTTGGAGATTGGAACTTACAAGACATGGATTCATCTGCTAAACAACCACGTTCTATTAACTGTAGGGGTTATATGTATCAGGGTATGCGCGAGACACAACAAATATTACCATATGTAGGGGTAGAATTAGATGTAATAAATAATCAAACAGATAGTGGTAGCTATGGTGTTGGTTTTACGAGACATGGTCGTGGAGCTCAATTTTTTGCTCCTGAATATTATGAAAAGGGTTATTTTGATTTTGATAATTTAATAGATTTACAAGACGGCTTTAATGGTAATTATTGTATAAAGGAATACCCAATACTAAAATTTAGTCCAAATACAATGACTAATAATAACGCTATATATAGAATGTTTTTTGCTAATAGAAGTTTAAAAACTGTAACATTTTCAGGTTTTGCAGTTGACGAAACATTTGGAAATGGTGAGTACTATCAAATGTTTTATCAAAATTATATGCTAAGTAAAATAACCGGGTTGCCTTTTAATGCTGCAAATGATAGTGGTGATTATTCTGGTACGTTTAGTAACGCTTATAATATTGCTAATTTTGAATTTCCAGGGTTATCATCTGATGAAACAGGTTTTAGTCAAAGTATTAGTTTAAGATACTTTCCACTTGATCACCAAAATATAGAAAATGTATTTAGATATTTAAAAACAGGTTCATTTACTATAACTTTAACTAACAATGATTATGCTGATAATATACCAGCAGAAGTTGAAGCTATTGCAACGGATAAAGGCTGGACTGTAACGCATTAATTTATATATATTGTCATGAGTACAGAAACTATTAGTCCAAGCACCTTTGAAGGTTTTTATATGAAAGATGGTCCTAGTACTAGGACAGGGAGAATAATGCTATTTCATGCTAAAAAAGTAATAAAATTTCCAGACGGTAATACTCTGTTAAGAGCTAATCATGAATCATATACTTACCCAGTTAGCGGCTGGACTTGGTTTGATAGTTTATCTGATTGTTGTAATGATTATGGTCTTGATATTGAAAATTATGAAGAAGATATTTACGGGCCATATTATACACTTTTAACTGGTAAAAAGCCAGGAGAAGAAATAATAGTATAAAAATGTTAACTATTTGATAAATAATTATATGAGTTTAAACCTTATAGTAGAAACCCCAGCTCCGAAGGAGGAATTCGAGTATATCGTCGAAGAGGGTAATTCAAAAGACAAACAAAATTTCTTTATTAAAGGTCCATATATGATGGCCGAAGGAGTTAATCGAAACAAGAGAATATACCCATTAGATGAAATGGTTCGTGAAACGAAACGTTATGAGAATTTAATGGTTAAGACAGGTAGAGCAATGGGAGAATTAAATCACCCTACTACAGCTGATGTTGATCTTGAGAGAGCTTGTCATTTAGTAACTGAAATGTCTCAGGATGGTAATGTATTCTACGGTAAAAGTAAAGTATTATCAACACCAACAGGTTTAATCGTCAGGAGTCTTATTAATGATGGTGTAAGAGTTGGTATGAGTTCAAGAGCTCTTGGTCAACTTATACCAGAATCAGGCTCAGATGGTATTAATAGAGTTAAAGATTTTAAATTAGTAGCTATTGATTGTGTAGCAGACCCATCTTTTCCAAAAGCTTTTGTAAATGGCATCTTGGAAAGTAAGCAATATGTAGTAAATAAATATGGACAGTTCGAAGAAATGTATGATAACTTTGAAAATAATATTTCTACTATGCCTTTAAAGAATAAAGATCAATTTTTAAAAGATAATATCATTAAATTCCTAAAAACCCTTTAATAAATATGAAAGAAGTTAAAACAAATTTAAAAAATTTTATTAGTAACGTAATGAATCGTAACTATAAAAAAGCTAGCACTGATTTATCTAACACTATTAACAAGAAAATGGAACAAAAGATATTAAATAATAATATAAATATATTCTAATTATGGACATTAAACAAATTTTATCTGAAGCAACTAACGGAGCACTTAATGAAGAAGTGTTATCTGAAATCGAAAACGTCTTTGAACAAAAGCTTAACGACAAGGTTGAGATACACGTAGAAAACGCTCTCAATGAACAAGACGAACTATATACTGAAAAGCTTAACGAATTAGTAGTAAAAATCGATGAAGATCATTCTAATAAACTTAAGAGAGTTGTAGAAGCTATTGATAGTGATAGAGCTGATAAATTAAAAATAGTTATTGAGAAGTATGAAAGTGCTTTAAATGAAGAAGCAGAAGGTTTCCAAACACAATTAGTTGAAAGTATTTCTGATTATTTAGATGTTTATCTGGAAGAAACAGTTCCAGTTGAAAGTGTACAAGAAGCAGTAAAGAATACAAAAGCTAAGAAAATTTTAGAAGGCTTAAGAAGCCATCTAGCAGTTGATAGTGCTTTAGAAAAAGAAAGCATTAAAGAGGCCGTTATGGACGGTCATAATCAAATAAATGAAGCTTCAAAGAAGCTTGAGTCTGTTGCAGAAGAAAATGCAGTTTTAAAAGAAGAATTAGATACAGTTAAAGCTGGTTTAGTACTTGAACAAAAAACGGTTGGTCTTGATAAAAGATCTAAGCAATTTATAAACAAAGTATTAAAAGGTAAGGACGCTGAGTTCATTGCTGAAAACTTTGATTATACATTGAAGCTCTTCAAAAAGAAAGAAAGCAATAGACTCGAGACTTTGAAAGAAGAAGCTTTAAGTACCAGAGAAGATGTCGATAGGGTCATTTACGAAGACACTACACAAGAGATTGTTAGTGAAAGTGTAAATAGCCCATATATGGACGAACTATCTAAGTACTAGAATTTCCTATATTGTTTAGGTATTCCTGAGTTTCCTGGTTTTTTAAAACCTTGGGGTCGAATATAAAGGAAAAATACAAATTATGAATTCAATACGCCCTTCACAGGCTTATATCGATGAGAATCGTGCGTCGCAACTACTTGAAAAGTGGGCTCCAGTTCTGGATTACACTTCAAAGAGTGTTGCAGCGATTGAAGATAGTCATACTCGTTTAAACACTGCAATGCTTCTTGAAAATCAAGAAACATGGTGTTTGAAAGAAGCTGGACCTAACTATGGTAGTACAGGCATTAATGGTAACTTAGCTGGTAGAGATGGATCACTTGGTGGTGCTGCATCTATCGGTGCTGGTTCCGTTGCTAGCGGTACACCTGGTTCGGACACATATGCTACGAATGACTTCCGTCTTCCAAAGATTCTTATCCCAATGATTCGTCGTACTTTTCCCGAGTTAATTACAAATGAAATCGTTGGTGTTCAACCAATGGCGGGTCCAGTTGGCCTTGCATTTGCTCTTCGTTATCGTTACTCAGGTGAAACACTTGGTGATGGCATCGATGGTAAGTCAGCAGCTGGTAACTCTCCATCTGGCCAGGTTAATGCATTAGCAACTGCTGCGAATGCAGAAGCTGGTTACCAAGAGCTTTATACTAATTACACCGGTACATCTGCTGGTTACCTTTCTGGTAACACAGACTTCGCTTTTAACGCGAAAGATGATGGTGTAGCTGCTCTTCTTAGAAACTTCGAAGTAACGGGTAATATCCCTACTATGGAAGTTTCTTTCGAAAAGACAGCAGTTGAAGCTGGTACACGTCGCTTAGGCGCACGTTGGTCAGTTGAACTTGAACAGGATCTTAAGAATATGAATGGTATCGATATCGATACTGAATTGACAAACGCTATGTCGTATGAAATTCAGGCCGAAATCGACCGTGAAATGCTTATGAGAATGATTCAGGTTGCTCTTAATGCAGGTACCGGAGTTGGGTACTCTACATGGAGCCCTGCTTCTGCAGATGGCCGTTGGCTAGTAGAACGTAACCGCGACTTCTATCAAAGATTAATCGTAGAAGCTAACCGTATCGCAGTGAGAAATCGCCGTGGTGCAGCTAACTTCATCGTTGCAACACCTCGTGTTTGCGCTATCTTGGAAATGCTCCCTGAATTCCAGTGGGTACCAGTCCAAGGTAATGTCAATACACAACCTGTAGGCGTTGCAAAGATCGGTAATCTTGGTGGTCGTTTTAATGTATATAGAGATACTCGCACAGAAGGTCAAACGATTGGTAACAGTCTTACAACCTCTGCGAATGATGCTCCTGAATATGCATTACTTGGTTACAAGGGTCCAGAGTTTTATGACACTGGTATCATCTACTGCCCATACATTCCAGTTATGGTTCAGAGAACAATTGGTCCTAATGACTTCGCGCCACGTGTAGGCTTGCTTACCCGTTATGGTGTCGTAGACAATATCTTCGGAGCAAATCTCTACTACCACGTTATCATTGTTAAGTCACTCGGCGAAGCGTTCACACCAGGTACTAACTCGGTGTACTTCGGCTAATCTTAATATAAGATACTAACAGCTTGA